AAATCGATGCCGAACTGCGAATAAATCTGCCAAAGTTCGGCAGCGCCCGACTGCGACAGCGGTTCCATAAGAATGGTTTCGCCCTTCACAGGGACAAAGACAGGGCGAACGAAAGCCATATCCGCAAGCAGAATCTTCGTTGCAGGAATGGTTCGGTCATAGACAACCCCGACATTGCCGAAATCGGTTGCGACCTGGGTAATGTTCACCCCGCCCACATTGCGATCAGTAGGCTGCACCCCGTAGAAGGCAGAAATCTTCTGCTTGATAGTCGCGCTGCAGAACAGGACAGGATTCACAAGTTCCGCGCCCCCGTCCGCAGTAGTCGCGAACAGCGAATCGATCATCGCCTTCGACAGGGCAGCGGCTGCGCCATCGACAGCATTGCCGTTCGAAGTAACCTGCGGAATAATGCCGCCCGTCTGCCAAGCCTGCGCGGAATTGGCTGCAACAGCCTTCGTCCCAAGCAGGGCGGCATAGTTCATATTCGCGTACATCTTGCGAAGGTGCGCGTTGATTTGGTGCGTCACAGGGTCGATTTCGCCCTGCCCGTTGTTGCCGTCCAAGCCCGTCAGCCCGCTATTCAGCGAGTTGCGCAGGTAGGAAACGGAAACCCGCTCCTGGAAAAGCTGCGCGCAGTTCTTTTCTTCCGCGCGGGCGATAGTCGTGATATCGACCCCCGCGACAGCGGCATCTTCGGTAATCGACTGCTGCGAACCCGTGGGGGCGGCTTCGACCTGCCCCATAACGAACTCCATCTGCGTGGCGATAGCGCCCCCGCCTTCGAAGCCCGCCAAGCGCAGGAAGGGAATGTTCTTCGCGCCCAGGGTAATCAGACCCTTGATAGGGGCGGGCAGGTCGTTGAATTGGCGAGTGATAACATCGGGCATTTTCAAACCTCCAGGCTAACCCTGCTTTTTTCGGGCTGCCGTGACGAGTTCATTGGTCGCAGCCAGGGCGTTTCCCTGCGCGTAAAGTTCACCTGTGGAAGGTTTCCCGCTGCCGCCTGCAGCGCTTCCCCCTCCGCTTCCCGCTGCCTGCTGCTCTGCGACAAAGCGCGGATTCGCCTTCAGAAATGCTTCGACCCCTTCAGCAAGCGGCTTCTTTCCCCCTTCCAGGTTCAAGAAAAGCCCGCTGTCGGTTTCCTCTGCGATTCCCTGCAGGTGAGCAGTCAGAATCGAAAGGGTATCCTTCGCAGCGTTTCGTTTCAGCAGTTCCTGCTGCAGTCCCAGGGCGATTTCCTTCTGCTTGCGCGCCTTGATTTCAGCGGTTCGCTGCTCTTCGCTCTGCTTCAGTTGGGTTTCGACCCCCTGCAGCCGCTCGATCAGCTTATCGAGTTCGCTTTTCTTGCTGTCCGCATCCCCCTTCAGAGCATCGACAGCGGATTTCTGCCGCTGCGCGAATGCTTCGAAGGTTTCATCGTCCCGCATCCCAAGCGCTCGATACTGCCCCTTGACCTGCGCAGCCAGGGCTTCCCCTGCTTTGCGGGTTTCCTTCGCCTCTTCGCGAAGGTTGTGCAGTTCCGCTTTCACCCCTTCGAGAACTTCAGCCCCTGCCTTCGTCTCGATTTCGGTCAGCAATTCAGAAAGATTTTTCGGCATCGGGTTGCGCCTCCGCGCTATTGTTTGGAACGCGCCCCTGCGGTTCCTATTCGGAATATAGAGAACCTGCAAAGAAAATGCAACTATTTCAGCATATCGGGCAAAATGACAGGCTTCAGCGGTTGAAGCCCCTTCCATTGCGCCATCTGCGAATAGACCCCTGCAGGGTTGCGGGCGAATTCCTTTGCCCGATACTTCGCCCCAAGCATTGCCGCGCGGCTGCTAAAGCTTTGGCGCTGCAGCAGGCGCTGCGCGGGCTTCGTGCCGCCTTCCCAGGCTTTCCCGCTAACTTCGGAGATATAGATTTCTTCGAACCAACAGATACAATTAGGATGGAAAGGATAGGGCGGCAGGCTGTCGCGCTTATAGACCCCCGCCCCCCAACCATTATCGACAGAGCAGATAAAGTCGCAGATATCTTCTTTGGGATGCCCAGGCGACAGGCGAAACCGAATAGCTGCGACCTGCTTATCTTCGAACTTCTGCGCAGCGAACCCTTCGAAGTTCGCGCGCGCCATCTCTGTTCGGGCAATGCGTTCGCCCAAATAGCGCGCCTTATGGTAAACCGCTGCCCGAATAGCCGAAGCAATCTGCGCATCTGTCCCGCTTTCCAGGCGCTGCGTTAGCTCCCGATAAGCTGCTCCCAGTTTCGAAGTGTCGGGAAAGCGCCCCCCGATTTTGTCGATATACTCCGCGCGGAACCTGCGCAGGTCGCCAACCAGGATAGGGTCTAACCCCCCCGAAACAGCCCGCTGCGTAAGTTCGAGCAGTTGCGCGGGCAGCGGGTCGCCCGAAACAGCCATTGTCGGAATCAGCGGGCGCGCGAAAAAGTTGTCGCTAATCTTCAGCGCCAAGGTTCGGACAGAATCGCCCTGGATTACAGCAGACCTAACAGAAGATGTTACTGCCGCCTGCATCTGTCGCGGGGCGTTCCGAAGGCGAACAATGGTAGGGATATTGTCGCCCGCCCAGGTGCTGCCTAAAACCGCCTGTTCGAAGGCAGGGCGCGACAGCACAGCATCGACCCCGCCCGCCCCGCTATAGGCTGCCTGCAGAACGCCCCGCTGCAGTTCCTTCGTTATGGCTGCGCTTGCCCCTGTCGCTTTCCAGGCTTCCGTGACAGCTTCGCGGGCAGGCAGCCCCGCCTTTAGGTTCCGCTCGATCCTATCGACAGCAGGGCGAAGCAGAACCTGCCATCGCTGCCCCATAGCAGCGACAGCGCGGTTTATCTCCGCAAGCTGTTTCTTTGCAGCAGCAGGCAAGGGTTATGCCCCCTGCCCCGTTCCTTCGCCATCGCCATCGCCTGCAGCAGCCGCTGCTTCGTCCAAAGCTTCGCCCTGCTCCTGCTCCTGCGCTTCCGCATCGATGGATTCGTAAATGGTCGCCAGGGTTTCATCGTCAGCGAACAGGGCGCGGGCGCTGCGCTTCTTTACTTCAGCGTTGCCCATCGTCCCGAAGTCCTGCAGCAGCGCTTCGCTGCCTTCGCGCAGAACCTGCAGCGGTTCCTGGATTGCGTAGTTTCGGCTATATTCCACCTTATAGCCGTAATCAATCGCGCGATAATCGCCAAAGATTTCGACAATCCGATTTTCGAACTGCTCGATATTCAGCGTAAAGTCGCGCAGCGCCTGCGAAGTGATTTCCAAATCGTATTGCTTCGCAATGCCCGAAGCCTGCGTTCCTTCCCCCTGGTGCAGATGGGTTAGGTTCGCCTGCCTGTAGATTTCGCCCACAAGTTCCGCGCGCTCTTCCATTAGCCCCTTTAGCTGCGCGGCATCGGGCGAAGCGAAGAAAGGCGCGTGAGAAACCGAAGGGTCGAACCCGATTGCGTTTCGAGTCCCGCCCGACAGCGAAGCGGGGCTGCCAGGATAGAAAAGAATGCTGTAAGCCTGCGAACGCGCAAGTTCGGTTATCTCTGCGTCCAGGTTGAAAATCCGATGATTCACGCGCGCCAGGGCGTAGAATTCCGACAGCGGCAGAACATCGAAAATGTTCTCCCTGTCATAGCTGTAAAGCGAAGAAACAGGCACATAGCCCAGGCGGTTTTCGCCCCGCGCCCCGCCTTCGATTGGCTTTCCTTCGCGGTTCGAGATATACCAAGCGCTTCGCGTCCAGGTTTTGAACCGCTCTTTCCCTTCGAAAATTTCGCAGTAGGTAAAGCGGTTGAAGCGCCCGATTTGGTCGAGTTCCCAGGTCGCGACAGCAGAAGCGGGAATCGAGATAACAAAGGGATAATTCCGATTGTCGATAGCTTCCGCGCGGCTGTCGGGCGTAAATGCCCAGTTATCGACCAGGGCGAAGGAAACAGCGTAAAGCTTCGACAGGCGCGCGTTCCACTTGCTAACCCGCTGCATCGAATGCCCCATCCCATCGGCATTATCCAGGAAGCCAAGCAGAATCGCATCGTCCGCGAACTGCTCTGCCCAGGTTCGCTTCGCATCTTGCCCGAAGATAGGCGAGATATGCGAATTGACAACAGGCTTTAGATAGTTCGAATAGAAGCATTGCGCCTTCATTTCGTCAAATTGTTCGGGGTTCGTTCGGATATGGGGAACCAGGAAGTTCCCATTCTTGAACCCGCCCGTTCCGTAATAGGCATCGCGCAGGAATTCATATTGCGAAAGGTTCGCAACATTGGTATAAGGCAAGGGAACATAGGTAACAACATCTGCCATTTTCGCGCCCCTAAATTCGAAGGTTTGCTGCCCAGGCAGCGTTTCCCCTGCCTATAAAGTAGTTTATCGCCTGCGTCATCGCATCGATTTGGTCATCGTGAGCGCCTGCGGGAAATTCCCTGCATTCCTGCAGGAAGCCTTCGATCCAGGGCGCGACAGCGGGCAGGAGAACCTGTCCCGCTTCCAGGGCGGGCTGCGCAGCGAAGGCGCGCGCCATCTTCCCCCCTGCGGGTTCGATAGGGATAACCCCCCCAAGTTCCCGCTTCAGAACATCGACAACAGCAGACCCGTTCGCCTTATCTTCGACCAAAAGCCCGCCTGCCCTGTGCCTGCGATAGAGCGCGCGGATAATCTCCAGGGTTCGCAGGAACCCCGCCTGCTCCCTGTGCGCGTCCAAAAGGAACAGCTTCTGCCCCTGCTGCGCCCAGGCTTGAACAGCTACATAGTCGATTTCGCCCTTCCCTTCCCCTTTGAAGGTAGCATCTACAGAAAGCAGAACGCGCGCCCCTGCGGGCGGGGCATCGAAGCGCCCAAACCATTTGGGCAGGATAATCGACCCTTCGGGCGGGGCGGGGCGCTGTTGGTACAGGGCAGCGAAAACCCCTGGGTTCCTGTCCTTCGCCTCTTCAAGGCGGGCGCGGCTGTGCCTGTTTTCCCAAAGCGCTTCGCCAGGGGCGCGCGGGTCGAGCGGGTTATGTTCATCTTCGCGCAGCCCCCGCAGGCAGAGAATGTCCCAATCTGCAGCTTCCTTCCCCTTCAGAATTCGACCTGCTAAATCGTCTTCGTGCCATCGCGTAAGGGTTAGCAGGGTTTGGCTGTCGTTGTGAAGGCGCGTTTTGAAAACGCTGCAGTACCATTCCCAAGTAGAATCGCGATAGGTTTTGCTGTGCGCCTGGGCTGCGTCTTTGATAGGGTCATCGATGATTCCGATATCCACAGGGGTTCCTGTCAGCGAACCCCCTACCCCCGTAGTTTTCACGAAACCAGGTTTCCCGCCTTCGCAGATTGTTTCGAAGATATCCTGGTTGCGCAGGAAGCTTCCCTGCGCGGAAGTCTTTACATTCTTTTCGGAAATCTTCGTTCCAGGGAAAACCTCTTTATACTCTTCGGAAGTTATGATTCGTTGAATGTCGCGATTGAATCCTGTTGCCAAATCTGCCGAATAACTGCCAATGACAATCTTTTTGCGGGGTTCCTTCCCCAGGATGAAAGCGGGCAGCCTGCGCGAAACAAGTTCGCTCTTTCCGTGCTGTGGGGGCATCGTAACAAGCAGATTCTTGATTTCCCCCGCGACAAAGGAATCGAGTTTTTCCGCTAATGCCCGATGATGCCAATTTGCACTATAGCCCCCCATTGTGAACTGCACGAAAGGCAGCAGGGAAGCGCGGGCGGCTCTAATAGCCTGTTCCCGCAGCAGGCTGCGCAGCCGCTCCTGGGCTTCCCTAACTTTGCTTTGTGTTGACAATTTGGGTTAGCTCTTCGATTTCGCGCTGCAGGGCGCTGTCTGAAAGTTCCTTTACCTCTTCCTTTTTGTCGCGCGCGTCCGCGATTTCGACCCGCTGCCTGTAAAGCTGCGGGAAGCGGTTGCAAATTTGGTGAATGATAACCGCAGCGCTGCCCTTCGTCTGCCCCGACAGCCCGCCCCGCGAAGCGTCAATCGCCAATTCTTCCCAAAAGCGCAGGCTTTTCGCTTCCGCAATCGCTTTCGCTTCCGCGAAGGCGGGAATCGTCTCTTCCCACAGGTAAAGGGTTCGCCTACTAATTCCGAATTCCGCAGCGCAAGCGCTAAACGACAGCCCCTTTTCGCAAAGTTCGATCAGCTTTTCGCAGTATTCAGCCTTGAAGATTGAAGGGCGACCTGCCCCCTGCTGCTTCGCAGGGGCTTTTTCCTTCTTTGGTCGCCCCCTTCGCTTCGCGGCAGGCTGCGGGGCGGCTGCAGGCTGCTTTTTAGCTCTTGCCATAGCTTCCACCAAGATAATCTAAAACCCCGTCCTGGGCTTCCTGCGCGCCCTTGCAGACCAGGACAGCGAACCCCTGCAGGCGAAGTTCGGCAAAGAATGCAGCCTGCTCCCGCGACAGGCTGCCGCCCTTGCTGCGCTTCATTTCCACAAAGCAGCCATTATAGCCCCCACGCGCGACAGGCAGGAACAGGTCGGGAACCCCCGCGCGCACCCCTTCAGCCCGCAGCGCCCGCGCTGTCTTTATCGAGCGCTTGCCCCCGTTGGGAATAGCGAACAGCAGCCCCAGGGCGGGTTCCTGCTTTGCCTGCAGCGCAGCCCACAGGCAGAACGCTGCCTGCTCTTCGTGTTCTGTCGGAAGTCCAAAAGCGACCATTATAGCCCCAGTTCGTCAGATGTTGGAATCAAAACCCCACATTCGTGAAGCGCCCAATGTCGAATCGTCTCTATATAGGCTGTGAATTCCGCTGTCGTTAGGGTCGCGCTGCTGCGAACGACAGGAACCTTTTTCACGCCCATAAGCTGCACCCCCAGGAACTGCTGCCTGCAAGCTTCGTGCGCAGCCTGCTTCGTAAGCTGAACCCCCCAATCAAAGCGGAAGGCAGCCTGCGCCCCAGGAATGACAACCCCCCAGTAATAGCGATTTTGTCGCTTCGTCCTGCTGTCGCTCCATTCCTCCAGGGTAACTTCGACAGGTCGCCCTTCGTTCGCCTGCAGGAAGCGCAGGGCAGCGGGCGGCAGCCGCAGCAGCCCCCCTTCTATAGCGCCCTTGTAAATCGCCATCCTGTCGCCCCCGTTCCATCTTCCCATCTTTCCAAATAGCCCTTCGATTCGAGCGCCTTTAGCAGGTGCTGCGCGGAATTGGTGCTGCCTTCGGAAAACCCCATTCGCGGAATAATCGCCCGCAAGGTAGGGAAGCAGTCGAATTCCTCGAAATATTCTCGAATCACCTGCAGCCCTTCAGCCTGTCGCGCTGTCAGCGGCTTCATAGGAAACGCCCCTTCGAGATTAGCAGTTCATCCTGGGTTAGCTTGCCATCGTGCGCGCTGCTGTGGCAAAAGGTGCAAAGGGTAATTAGGTTTTCGGCATTATCGCCCCCGCCCCTGCTGCGCGGTTCGATATGGTGAACCCCCCCGTTTATCCTGCCCCCGATTGCCTGGGTTCCCCCGCAAACTTCGCAGCGCGGGTTATCTTCGCGATAGCGCTGCAGGTTCCCAGGGCTTCTAAACCTGCCCATTCTGCCCCCCATCGTCCAACCCGACACAAAGCAGAACCAACCCCAACAGCATAAAGGGCGCGCAGATTACGCCCAGGACGATAAAAGCAGCGGTTCGAATAGCTCTCATTGGTTCCCCTTTCCCGTGCTGCCGAAACCGCCCGCCCCGCGCACAGAGTCCAGGCGCGGGCAATCGAGCAAATCGACAGGCGACAGCCGCAGAATGAACTGCCCGATAGCTTCGCCCGCTTCCAGGCGAATCATATCGCAACTATGATTGAACAGCAGCGCCTGGATTTCGCCCCTATAGTCGCAATCGATGATACCTTCGCCCAGGAAGCTAACCCCGCGCTTGCGCAGGCTGCTGCGCGGAACCATAGACAGGAAAGGTAGGAACCCGTGGATTCGGAACCCTTCGGGCGCTTCGATGCCAATCTGCAGCCCTATCTTGCAGCCGAATCCAGGCGGCAGGGCGACAGGTTCCAGGTTAGGCAGGCAGAAATCTGCCCCTGCGCTTTCGCGCGTTTTGAAGCAGGGCATAACCCCGAAATCGCCCATCTTGACAAAGCGAATCATTGGCGAACCCCCATAAGGATAACAGCGGAAGTTAGGACAGCCCCGCCCGTGAAATAGAGCGCCCGCAGCGGGTCGCCCCGCAGGAGCGCTTCGACAACAGCCCCCAGGTGAAGGGCAAAGATAAGCGAAGGAAACGCTGCCTGCTGCAGCATCTGCGCGATAAATTGCCAAAGGTTCACAGCGCCCCCAGTTTTGAATGCAGTTCGACCCCATCGCGCAGGCAGCGGAAGCAGATAGCCGCCCGCGCCCTGTGCCGCTTCCCGCAATATTCGCAGGTTCTCCAGGCTGCTTTCTGCCGCAGGCTGTCGCAGCTTCTGCAGCATCCATTCCGAATCAGATTGCCCCCCTTGCTTTTCCGCTGCGCGAAGTTCGCAGCAATCAGCGCAAGTTCGACCCCGCAGCGCGGGCAGGTCGCCTTCGTTGCCTGCAGCGGTTCTTCGCGCTTCCACAGATAGCCCCCTGCGCTGCGGTTCGGGTCATTGGCTGCCCTGCGCACCCCTTCCAGTTGACAGCCTGCCCATTTCGCCCCCTCTTCGAATGAGGCGAAGCGACCCCGCAGGTTCCCCTGCCCGTCCCAAGCGCTGCACGAAATCCGCTTCGGCATTATAGCCCGTCCTTCCAGGAGTGAATAACGATACCTTCGGGCAGGCGCTCGACCCTAACCCGAATCCCATCTTTGAAGCGCCAATCTGTTTCACCTGCCGCCAGGACAGACGCTGCGCTGTGCAGCGCGTCAGTAACCCGAACCCCGCTAATCTGCAGCGTTACAATCTGCACAGGCTGCCCCCTCTTTTTGGTGCGCATTATTTTCGCCTTTATCGCCTTCGAGCGCCTGCCTGCAGCGGTTCGCGATCCAGGCTTCGCCCGCAGGCTCTGCAGCATCCAGGATATCCTGCAGGGCGACCCGCAACCTGTTTCGCTCGATCCGCGCGTTAGCAGCGACAGAAATCTGCAGGTCGCGCGCCCCCCTGGAAATCTCCAAGTCCTGCCTAACCTGTTTCAGCAGGTTTTCGGCAGCTTCCGCGCGCTTCCGCTGCGCTTCCCCGAAGTCGAAAAGATTGCTTTCCGCTTCCCTGGTTGCCCATTTGCGCCCCATTATTCCCCCTTCATTAGCTGCTTTGTTCTTTCCCGCAGCAGGGCGCGTT